GTGATCATTGTAATTATATTTAACTTCTAGGACCATATCGGTGAGTTGTTTCCTGTCAACATCTGAAATGTTAAAATATTTAAAGAAGTTATATTTTGATATCTTTGTTTGTTTCAATAACGCTATTTTATTTTCATACTCAATAAGTTGTGCATCTATTTCTTGTAAGCTACTCATATTGGGGTTTTGGTATATATATATATAGACTTGATTAGTAATTTCAATTTATTAAAACCATAAGCAACATTTAGGTTGACGATGTAAATTATTCCACTCCACAATAGTATAATTGTCACTCATAGAAAGATTGCATCTAGCACATATAGGCTTTAAATTTGCAATATCAAGTGTCCCACCTTTACTTTCAGGTTTGTCGTGGCCAACATGAAAGTCAAAAACATTAATATTATTTTCACACCAGGAAATATAGCATTTATGTTCGAATTCTTTTCCAAAAACTTGAATCCAACATTGTTCCCTAATGGCTTTAGGTATCGAAGCTTTTTTATAGGTTTTTTTCTTACCATTTTTTCTTTTTTTGTTTTGTTTTTTCTTTTGAGGCATCTAGGTATATATGATTTTTTCTCTTTAATATATATGCCCAATTCAGTTAACCAGAAAGCTGTTGTATTTGATTTAGATGAAACGATAGGTCATTTTATACAGTTTGGCATATTCATTAATTTAATTGAAAACTATATAGGCAAAGAATTGACATCATCACAGCAGCAAAAGATATTGCATTTATACCCTGAACTTTTTAGACCTGGTATGATGAGAATATTTAAATATCTCAAAAAAAGGCAACATTCTAACATAAAGATTTTAATTTATACGAACAACATTGGACCAAAAAGCTGGGTTATGATGATTAAAAACTACATAGAAAAACAGGTTGGTGGAAAGTTGTTTAATAAAATAATTGCGGGATATAGACTCGGATTTTATGGTAAAATTCAAGAGCATTCAAGAACAACAACCGATAAAACGTATGAGGATTTATTAAAAGCAGGAAAACTTTCTCCAAATGCCAAAATTATATTTTTCGATGATCAATGGCATTCAAGAATGGAAGACGAACATATCGAATACATCAGATTAAATCCTTATGATATTACATTAGATTTGCATACGTTTTTGCACAGATTTATAAATTCTGATATTGGAGATAGTTTCATTCAAGATCATACTCATTTTACTTATTATATGGAACAAACGTGGAAAAAATATCAGTTTCGACAAGGAACAGTATATTCAAAAAATGAGAAAAAATATACTGATTCTAAGATTTTTAACAATCTTAAAAAATTCTTAAATGCTACTCCATATACACGGAAAAAGAAAAATAAAACAGCGAGAAAGACCAGAAAATCTAGGCGAACTTAACAGCTGTTTTTTTTGCTATTTTAAACAGTTGCATATCTGTATTAAAATGATCACGGATTTGATTTAGTCCTAACATCATTAAAATAGCTGTTCCCCCAGAAAAGGCAATGTATCTATCCGATTTATGAAGTTCTTTTGTTACGAATGGATTAAATATGTATATTAACATTAATCCGATAAAAAGTCTAAAATAAAATTCCAATGTTTTAATTTTTTCTTTTGAATCAAAAAGTCCTATATAAGATAAAATATATAATGCAAAAATAGCTGTGGAAAAGAAATAATATATATTTTCGGAGTAACGCATATATATATATGCAATCATATTAAAAAAAATGAAATATGATAATTTAAATGACTAATTATCACGTTCCAGTTCAGACATCCGTTCCGGTAGCAACTCCAGTAACAAATGAAGTTTCTGAAGTTGCTATTACTGAAGATATGAAAACAGCTTATAGTTTAAGTAAGACTACAAAATTTCTATGCTTAATAGATTTTGCATTCAGTTTAATTTATGCCTTTTCAAATCCATATTTTTTTATACCAGTATTAATATCCTCATTGGGTTGGTGGGGTGCTAAAACCTACAATATGTGTCAGGTGTTTATTTATTTGATTTATACATTACTTATGAACGTAGCAAGAGTGGCTTTTACGGCAGTATTTTATTCAGATCCTAAAAATCGCATGGGTATTTCAGATTTTGCATTCGGTCTAGATATAGTTATTACTTTTGTAGGATTTATGCTAGGAATGTGGATTTGTAAGATCATTTATAAATTTTATGTATCTATAAAAAATCTCGATAATCAAGAAATACAAACTCTAAAGAACCTCAGAAGAACTATTGTTGTCAGAACTATTTACTTTTAAATTTTTTTTGTATACATCTAAAGTTCTAGCACTTGCATCGTCTGCCTTCACATACTTAGGCATCCAGAAGTATGGTATGACATTATCGCAGTGAGGATAAAACTTATCAAATAAAGATTTATACCATTTTTTTTCAGCAAGTTTGGGATCTTGTTCATTAACTTGTTGTTTTGCATAGTCCTGTATAATTTCAAACCAGGATCTTGTTTGTTTGCTTACTCCATCTGAAAATGCTTCTTTTGTTCTCCATAAAACACATTTAGGTAACAAATCCGTATCATCAAAAGCCTTTCTTAAAAGATATTTTTCAGGTTGTTGATGTTTTGGATGAAATCTTAATTCAGGTGGTATAGATAAATAACTAGAGACAAAACTTCTATCAAGAAAGGGTGTTCTAGCTTCCAAACCGTGGTTAGAAATAGATCTATCAGAGCGCAATACATCAAAATAATGAATATCATTTAATAGTCTTCTACACTCTTTATCGAACTCTAGTTCATTCGGTGCAAGATGAAAATACATATAACCACCTGTTAATTCATCACTACCATCACCATTAAAAACAACCTTAGCATTACTTTTTTCTTTAATAAATTTAGATATCAACCAATTACCCACACTTGCTCTAACTGTTGTGGTGTCATAGCTTTCAATAGCCTGTATAACATCTGGAACAGCATCCAAAAATTCCTGTTCGGTTAATAAAATTTCGTGATGTGTAGTTCCAATATGATCAGCAACTTGTCTAGCAAAAGCTAAGTCTTCCGATCCCTCCATTCCAATACTCCAGGTATTTAATTTTGAAGAATCCGGAAGTAAACTTGCAACAATAGCTGTTATCAAACTACTATCCAATCCGCCTGATAATAAACAAGCAATTTCTCTATCAGTATTATCAACTCTTTTTTCAACAGCACTTATTAACGATTTTTTAATCATACTTAAAACATTACTTGAATCAATAAAGGGATTTGTAACACTGATACTAGAAGAAAAGTGCTCAGAATGTGCTATTTTCCATTTTGCAATATTTGCACTGTAATTTAGTTCAATCAAATGACCAGGACTAAATTGTTTAAAAGTTTGAGTATTATATTTATTCAAATCATTGAGCATTTTGATTTCCGAACTGAAACCAATAATATCATCAGAATTATTTTCCATAATAAATAATGGTCGAACACCATAAGTATCTCTTGCAATATATGCTTTAGGACAATCAGGATTTTCTAAATCAAGTAATACAAATGCAAATACACCATCTAGAAGTTGTAAAGTATGTTTAATTCCATATTTTTCATATAAATGAAGTATAATTTCACAATCAGAATTTGTTTGATATGTGATTTCATCTTTCAAAATTTCTTTTAATTTTTTCCAGTTATAAATTTCTCCATTGCAAATTAAATATATGTTTGTTCTATTAAGTTTGATAGGTTGATGGGATTTGTCGTCAAGACCATTAATTGCTAGTCTATGAAAACCAATAAAAACATCGTTTATAAAATTATAGCAAGTGTATTCTGGACCTCTTACAGAACCATTGTTGAAACTTTTAATAATATCTTCTTTTCGATAAAGACCAGCATTGAATAAAGCAGTTATCCCACACATATAGTATATTTTAGTGATATAACCTTTAAGATAATTTTTCTTTTTATATTTTATCTAATTAGTATATATCATGAATAACCGTGCTGAAGAACTACTAAAAAAAGGTAATGTATATTATTTATGTAATGAGAATAGAACCAGTGAATTAAGTAAAAGAATGTATGAAAGAAATGTTCCTTATGCTCCTTTACAAATGACATATGATCCCAGACCAGTTGAAACACGTCACGTGGTATTTCCTATTCTTGACTGTTATCAACCTTCAAATACAACTTGTGATATTTTTCCTGTTTATAATCAGAGATTGAATTTTTCTCCAGGAAAAGCACCATTCAATGGTTATGCCAATGAAATAGATTCTGAATCCAAATTAAAAAATATAATTGCACCTTTACAAAAAAGTGTGAAATCTAAATTTATTCCAAATTCCGATAGTGATTTATATAATAACGAATATTTAGCACAAACCACTAAACCTGTAAAAATGACTAATGATCTTCTTTTCAAGCACCAACAATTCAAACCTTTTAATCCCAACCCTTGTGGTTTAGGATACAAACTATTCAATAACTTTACACGTCAACAAACAATGGATTTAAAGTTAACTAAGTAAATTTTTTTGCTGAATTATCTTAATGGATATTTCAACAAATATAATTGATTTAATGTATTTAACGAATTCTAAAACATTTAATCCTAATGCAACTATTCAATCAAAAGCATTGTATACAGATTCGGATTTAAAGTTATACAAGAGACAAATATTTGAACAAACGCGCGATATTTTAACTGGTAAAGACGTAGATAAACAAATAAAGTCAGCTTTCGACGAGTATGTTAAACTAAGTATCGATCATTTTAAATTCTTGAAAAAACGTGACGTTATTCAAGGTGATTACAGTAATATTAAAACTCGTGAAAAAAAACTAGGTAAAATCGATTACAAAGAAACAAATAAATTAATGTATAAAAAAGATAAACCAGTTCATAGACGCATCACAGATTGTATTGCTGTTAAGCGAAAAACAAAAATTAAAAAGAAAATGATAATACCAAAACAGAGAGATTTTTCAAATCATAAAGCAGTCAAAAAAACCGTTAAACCGACTGAAAAAAAAGTTGCCGAAAAAGATAATATCATTATAAGATATGATGAAAAGAAAATTAAGGAAAAAGACAAGAAGAAACAAAAAAAATAAGTCAAGAAAAAGAGCAAAAGGGGGTTCCTGGAGTTTAAAAAAAACAATGAAGAGATATAAAAAGGATAACTGTTCTCCAAAAGGTAAAGATAAGTTAGATTTTACTTGTTATACAAGAGATGGATTATTAAAACTAAAAGAAATATGGAATGCCAGGCATCCTGATGCAATGATTAATAGCAATGAACCTAGAAAAATATGGGAAAGTTTGAAAGTTAAAATGGGAAAAACGTGTGATAGAGAATCTTGTTGGTTAAAACATCAATGTATAAAAGAAAACGTAGATAAAGCTTTATTAGATTATACATTTGCACCAGACACTCCTGAAGAATGGAAGAAAAAGCCTTTCGAATGGTTAAGTAGTATTGAAATAACACAGGTTATGAAACAATATGAACACGTATATAAATGTTTTGAGTTTTTGGGACCATCGCCCATAGATTTTGATAGTCATAAACTTTATGGTGAGTGTGTATGGGAAGAATTATATAAATTTAATTTATTAGAAACAATCAAAAGAGGTAAAACAAAAATTGGAATTATCTTTAATATCGATCCTCACTATAAAGAAGGATCGCATTGGGTAGCAATGTTTATAGATATAAAAAAAAAGAAAATTTACTATTTTGATAGTTATGGTGAAAAAATAGAAAAAGAAATAATGAAATTGGTGAAAAGAATTCAAGAACAGAGTATGAAGATAGGTGATGAGTTTGATTACGAATACAATAAAATCAGACATCAATATACTGAAAGTGAATGTGGAATGTATTGCTTATATTTCATTGTTAAACTACTTGAAGGAACTTCATATGAGTCCCTTACCAAAAATAAAATACCAGATAAAAAAATGAGGGCTCTAAGAAAAAAATGGTTTAATTAAACTTTAATATTTCATATTTATATATGGTATATTATCCCGGTTGTAGAACTCGTGCAAGATTTGTGAAATGTAGAATAAAGAAAATTACTATAATAACTATTAGTTATGCTAATACAACCATCAATCCCCCAACATTTGGATTTTTAAAAGGCGCAAAAATTTTTGATAACTCTACTAATATAGAAATTGGCACGGTAGTTAATGTAATAAAAAGATATACAAAATCTGTAACCACTGGATCACCTGGTGCAGCAGGTGCTTCTACTGGCCACGAATTTGTTGAAATCAGTATTAAACCAAAAAATATAAACTATAATCTTAACCCTTTTCCTTTTTCAAACGGCATTGTATACACAGGACTGTATCCTAATAATGTAAGATTTAACCCTACCCCCATATTAATAAGTGGTGCGGGAGTTCCCCCAGCTTTTTTTCCACTTTATCAAATAAAACATACTTCTATATAAAATATTAAAAATAAAATCTTCTATTTTTAATATTATGAGTATCAATTCAAACGAAAATAAAAAAATGTTATGGGATTTACTATCTCCAACATTTCCTGAAAATCTCTCTATTCATCAACGTATGAAAAAATTTATAGATGATATCTCAACAACATTGCATCGTGATCGTTTTAAATATAAAAGTAATATTATGCAAATGAATAAAATCCTTTTGTCTGAATCCAAAAAATATTTAACAAAATGTATGCAAGAATCAAATCAGAATCAGAAAAATATTCAGAGAGCTGGACAGATGCAAGAGAGAAGTATGGTAAATTCAAGAAATTACGATAAATTTACTACTAAAAAGGAACATACTACTACATTTGAGAAAAGACTTCGTGATAAACAGGAAAAATTTAATCAGTTAATAGATGGAAAAAAACCAAAAGCAATTGATTTTTCAGATAAAATGGATAAACCTATTTCTACAATGAATTCTCTTATTGATTCAACACTAGCTGAAAGGGAAAAAGAATTATCAAGCATTACAAGCAGCTATAACAAAAAAGACGTAGAGAAATGGTTGCAAAATGGTGGAAATATTGAATCAACATCAACAAATATCTCTATAAAAAATGAAATAAAAGGTATATTGAAACCAATTGAAATAGGAAAAGAAGAAAGTCAAAAAAGAGTAACATTTGAGGTTAAAGAAAAAACATCAAATGAAAAGACTCCAGCTCAAGAAACAACAACTTTTTTTAGTAGATTAAAACAGCGCAGTAATAGTTCAGATAGAGAATTATTACAGCAAATTATAGAAAATCAAAAAACACTTATGGAACAAAATTCAACTATATTAAAACATTTAAATAAATCTAATACCGCTTCTCTTTCCACGGACAATTAAATCACCAACTTTTCTAGGATTTCCTTGTAAATAACTATCTAGGTCATATACAATTTTAGTTGAAGGGTCTACAGCATATTTTTTACCTTTAAATGTAAGTGCTTTAGCACGTATTTTCTTTTTTCTCTCATTTATTTTGGCGATTTGATCACGTTCTTCTCCTTCATATGAAGGGACATATGCCCATTCATCTGGTGTTGGATTACCCATAGAATAGCATTTTAGTTTTTCTTTTGAGCCCGCGGTGCTATGTATTGCGCAATCAATGGCAGACTCTTTTATTGCTCTAAGAATTTGTCTATTAATTCTCTCTTTCCTAGTAGAAATTTCATACAAGTATTGATCACTAGTAAGAGGTCTTCCTTTTGTGAAAAATCCATTTTCATCTTTTGCAATATCTTTTAATTTAAGTTTAACAGATGCTTCATCATCCAACTGTTGTTGTGTAAAACTCATTAAATAAATAAAAACTTTTACATTTCTTTCTGATAAAGGGAGATCTTGATGACTACATATACGTCTCGCTCTACCTATGACTTGCTCAACTCTTACAGGATGCCAATAAGGTTCTATAATATGAACATATCTAGTATTTTTCAAATTGATTCCTTCAGCACCACTACTTGTAATCATAAGAACTTTTATAATATCTCCGTGTAAATTATCACTATGTATATTTGTTAATTCGGCTCTAATTGTTGGTGGTATAGCACTCCAATCATTATTGTAAATATTTCTAATAATTTCTTTTTTTTCTCTGTCTTCAGTTCCAGTATACAACCCAAACATTTTCTTACCTCTATCTTCTTCAGGAATATTAAGTTCCCAAACTCCACTATCATTTTTTTTAATATCAAATTCAGCAAATCCATTTGCTTCTAAGACAAGTTTCAATATTCCAATACCTTCAAGTGAACGAAATTGTGAGTAAATTAAATTTAATCCAATATTTTCTTCACTTAATATATTTTCTACTACGGCGTAAAATTTGGGGCTATAGATGTCTAATTCCCCATCTAAATTAAGATATTTTGCCCCTTGTTCTTTTAAACTGGTAAGGGCTCTTTCCATTCTTGCTTTATAGGTTTCATCTTTAGTTTTTGAAATATCTAAAGACAGTTTGCTTTCATCATCGGCATCGTGAACTTGTCCAACACCTTGCATTTCCTTAGCACTTTTATCATCAACAGTATCTTCTGACATAACACCTGACTGAATAGCGCTTTCTACCGTTTCTCCATCTCTAGGCATAGGTCGTCCTATGGCACGTGGGAATACGAAATTACAAAACAATCGTGAAAAAATTCTGTATGTGCTGGTGGATTCTGTAAATAAAGCATCTGTGTCAGATTGTCCTTTCATTTTTCTAGCATTTTTAGTTTCTCTATCTCTTTCAGCTTTTCTAGCATCTTCATATATTTTAAATTGGTAATCGCTCATAGGAACTTCAATAACTCTGAGATCTTTATCAATATCAAAATCAGGCATTAAACCTTCCTTAGCACTTCTGAAGTATGAAGTTAAACCCATAACTCTTCTTTTAAACATATTAGTGTTTTTGATATTTCCTGTTGATGCATCTATAAATAAAGAATTAAATGTATCAAGTTTTTCAGGTAGTGCTGTGTATGGCTGCACAGTTTGATGAATAATATCAATATTATGTTGATTTAATATTTTTTTTATTCTGCTAATAAATTCAACATCGGTAGGCATCCCAAATTCTCTTAATGAAACACCCAAATAGTTATCACCTCTATCATTGTTAACAAAACCGTGAGGATTTCTTGTAACAATAAGTGTTGGTGGCTGTGATTTATACTGTATATAATCTATTTCCCTAATTGTTTTAAGATATCGTTTTATGGTTGCTAGATCAACCTTACCAGAATGTATTTGAAGTCTTAATTGAAAAGTTTTAATGTAACCTCGCAACATATTAAACATAATACCTATTTCATTTGGA